ACCTGTGCTGTAGATAAACAAAAATCTGATATATAAACCTTTGTCTCGCTGTCAAGATCGATATATCGCGCAATCCATTTCAACAATTTTGCTTCAAATTGTTCTGCTGCTTTCTTGGCATCAACTCTACCTGTCTCTTTCATGATCAAGATGAGTAAAATTAAAAAACGCATATCATCTTCAATTTTATTTGAAAATTCAACGCGTTCTTGTTTTTGCTTTTTTGTGATTCCCATTTCACCAAAAAATCTATTGTATGGCATGGACCGTATCTTTTCGATTTCATCAAAACCAAATATCTGTGCCATATCATCACCTTATACTTTCCCAGTTATAGGGCTTGTTTCCAACTGATCTATTTGTCTGTCAGTTGGTTCACTGTCTTCCGTTGCTGTGGTTCCGCTTGATGCAGCAGCCCTTTGCACTGCTTCTATCATTTCCTTACTGTCGTTCCATGTAGCCTCAGTGTCTTCGAAGCCATCAATAAATTTGAGTGCATGTCTACCATGCACACCAGTCTTAATAAGGGTTGATAAAGCATTTGCTTTAACAGACATGTCATAGTTCTTTCTTCTTGAGAAGTGGAAATTGATGTCTCCAACATGTACTCTTTTGATTGGATCATCGTCTTTAAGCACATTTGATGGAGTTAATTGGAGTACTTTTATGATAAGTTTAAGCTCCTCTCGCTGTGCCTTGCTCACAATCTGTTCCTCACGCACAGCGTCAATCTCAGCTGCACTCCATCCACTAGACATATCCATTGCTGTTCCTGTTGAACCGCCGCCTTCCGAATCTTGTTGTGTAGGTACTTTGCACTTTTGTAAAATTCTTCGCCAGCGTGTATCTATTGCTGTTAATGTT